CTTCACTCCAAAAGGAGAGTAGCATGGAAAAGGATCTGCAGAGAAATCTTCTAATCGAAGAGATCAAAGCGTTCCTCAGCATTCTGGACTCTAAGGGCGTCGCATTCGATGCGATTGCTGTAGATGACCAGTCGCTGGGCAAGCTGAACATTGGGGATTTGAAACACCTCAATGGCATCTTGCGTGACCTTGCTAGGACTCCAACTGGGGCTCAGTAAGTGCGGGTTGATCTAGGAGACTAGGTCATACCACCCTAGTTGGAAAACGGGGAATGACGTAAAATTACTCAAAATGAGAGAGTAGTTCCTCACTCGAGTAGTTTCCCTTCTCTGATCTGAAGAAGATCATCAGGGTTTTCATTCATCCGCTTTCCTTGTTCCTCCTATCCGAGGACTATGCGTCCTCGTATCCCACCGGAGCAACTCCTTCGTTAATTAACTTTTAACTTAGGGAGTGGCTTCTGATGAGTTTCCGTAATCGTACACGCGGGGGTTTCACACCCGGCTCATTCACACAAGATCAGGTTCGCTGGAACGATTGCTCCGGAAATTGGATCAATTGGTCAAGTTGGCCTAATCGCTGTGCGACTGGGACTTTTGAGTCCATGGATGATTACGTGACTCCTCATTACCACAAGCGTTCTCAACGGGGTGAGGTTTTCTTCAACCCAATGAAGCGCACTGTGGTGAGGTCGCTGTCGGAGAATGGTACCGAACGTCATGTCAGAAGGAAGGTAGATACTATCGCCTGTGGGAGTCCTCCAACAAACCATCGTTGGGAACACCGTACAGTTGGTAGTAGCACTACCGCCTACTGTCTTCTGGCGTTTGGCCATAATCACGATGCTTTAGCCATAAATTCACCTCTACCTATCGGTAGTGTGTTTTCTGGCGAAGAGCTTGCAGCAATGCAAAGCGAAGCTAGTACGAGAGTTCTGGCTCAACGCGGGACGGCGGACTCGAATTTGTTTGAGTCTATTGCCCAGATGGATCAGACTGCCAGTATGCTCACCGGTCCTCTTTCGTTTATGGACGATTATCTCAAAAAGAAATCGACCAAGGCGCTAGCGGCTGGTGCTGCATCCGGGTGGCTAATCTATCGTTATGGGCTCCTGCCCGCGATTAGAGACATTACTCAAATACTAGAAAGTCGGCATGCACCAGTTGGCAAACGTCGCAAGACGTCGAGAGCTACTATTTCCGAAAGGAAAGTGGCAATCGATATCAAACCGACAGTTGACTATGGCGGCTGGACTAGCAACATCATGCGGAAAACCGAAGATGTTGTCGAAATCCGTGCCATGTCTCTAGACGAGTATTATGCAGATTCACTGACCAATGCCGGTTTTACCGCCAAAGGTCTAATGGGTCTGCCTTGGGAATTAATTCCCTTCTCGTTTGTTGCTGACTGGTTTGTGAACGTAGGGGATTTTCTCTACGCTCATATGCCTTCTTTTGGATACAAACAGCTAGGGTCTTGTTTAGTTACAACGCGAGATCGCCAGACGACCTACTCGATGCTCGATCATTATGAGCTACCTGGTAGTATCTGGGATATCGTGACTCCACCAACTGGATCCGTTTCTGGATCCGTTTGGGAGAGGACCCGTTCATCCTTAAGTGAGCCGCGTTTAGCTGTCAAAACCTCCTTCAGGTTAGACAACTCTACTCGGATAACTGATGCCATATCACTCTTAACGGTGGTTGGTAGCAGGATGAATTTACTGTTTGGATCGACTGGTAAGCGATCTAGGCGGTAAAGCTCTCTCTAACAGGAGAGTAGGACACTAGAGCGATCTAGCAAACTAGTCAACATCCGTTGGCTAGAACCCCCGAAACGTGGTCGTAAAATCACCACGCAACGGATCATTAGGGAAGATCCCTATGGCTTTAGTATTCAACGCGAAGACCTATACCGCTGACTCCTTTCAAAAGGACATCGTCGGCTATGCCGGTGCCAATAAAACGGTTTCCGTCAAAGACGACGTGAAGATGTCACGTACGGCTCCCAAGCCGTCCGCTACATTTTCCGGCCTAGGTCGCACAAGCTGCAAGCTTTCCCGGACTTTAACGCTGACTGGTGCTCTCACCCCAAGCGGGGATGCGATCATCACAATCGACGTTGCTGTCCCGGTTGGCTATGCCAGCGCGGACGTTGACGCTTTGCTCAACGACATGGGCGCGCTACTTTCTGGCGCGGACTTCAAGACGCACGTCAAGTCGCAGAAGATTTCATACTAATGGGGAGATGGATATGTTTGAACAAGACATGTCCACGTTTACGGGTATATTATCCGTATGCGTAAAATATCTCCTCATCTGGTATGTCGTTTTCTTGCTTCTTGTTGTGCCATCATGGGGATTTTTGTCCTCTTGATGTTCGTCTTGGGAGGGTTAACAAATGGAGGCCATCATCGATATAGGTATATACATCGTCTTGACCGTGTTGTATGCGGCCTTGACGCTTGTAGTATTCCTGTAAACGCTGAAGAGCATTGGAAGGTGAGACACCTTAATAGGGTGACTAACTTTTCTCTGCCCGGGAAGGCGGCTAACGCCGCCTTTTCAGCCCCTTTTGTTTTCCTCGGTCGTTAACCTCCTGTGGAGTTATCCACAGTCGGCTCTTTGGAGGCTCATGAAGAACCCCAATCTGGCAAAGCATTTACGAGAGGTAAATCAGCGCCTTAGAAGGGACTCATGGAATGTCTACCATGGGTTTCTTTCCAGGTTGTTGGCTTCCTACGACCACCTCGAGATTGCTCGTAAAATGGGAGGCTTCTTGCGAAGCCGCTCATACGATCACCTCTTGGCATTCGCTGATTCTTTATCTGAACAGACGTACTCAGATGCCACGGAGCATTTTGTGGCGAATCAGATCGCTCTGCTAGTAAGGAAATATCCGTTTCCCAAGGGAACCGTAAATACGGACCCTGAAGGAGCGGCTGTTAAGAAGTTTCTGCAGTCCGAGCGCAAATGTGCTCGGATGAACAGATTCTTCTCCCTCTTGCAAAAGAGGAACCCTTACGAGTATCAACTCTCTGCTATGCGTAGCTTTATCACTTACGTGATAGGGCAGTCGCCTGACATGGAGAAGATAACGGAGCACTGCGATTTTGGAAGCGGCGCGTCTCTCGGCGTCCACGGAAACCGCACCCATCTAGGGAGTAAAATCTCTAGTAAAGTGTGGACCGTAAGCGCTGGCGCAGCGGTGTACGGTTTCAATGCCATAATGAGCCATGCTCAGCTCAGAGAACTTCTCTGCGAGGAGCACGGTTCGTTTTATTGCATTGACCCGGCAGAAGCCTGGAAAAGGTATCTGTCGAGATGCCGTATCACTTCAAACAACAAAATCAGCTTCGTTCCGAAGACGGCTAAAACCCATAGGGCTATAGCTGTCGAGCCATTGGTTAATGGTTTCCTTCAAAAAGGTATTGATGAGGTTCTGAGGATTAAACTCAGACGCATCAACATCGATTTGAGAGACCAAACCAAGAATCAAAGGATGGCCCGAGAAGGGTCACTCGATGATTCGGAGAACTCTTTTGTGACTATGGATCTCTCGTCAGCTTCTGACTCGATCTCCATTGGTCTCGCTAGAGAGCTCCTGCCCCCCGATTGGTTCTATCTTCTCGATAGTACCAGAAGTAGGGACTTCGAACTCAACGGTGTGGTTAAGAAGTACCACAAGTTTTGTTCGATGGGCAATGGCTTCTGTTTTCCACTTCAAACTCTCATCTTTGTAGCCGCGTGTCATGCCTGCGGTAGTGGCGTACCTGGCACCGATTTTTCGGTGTATGGGGACGACATTATCGTTCGGCGCAAGCACGCTCAAGCTGTCATTAAGCTTCTAACGAAGCTTGGTTTCAGCTTGAACAAGGATAAGACCTTCTTAGAGGGTCCTTTTAGAGAGTCTTGCGGTGAAGACTGGTTCGGAGGTAAAGCCGTGAGGCCGTACACGCTTGATTACGCTTTCGATTCAATTGAAAACGTTTTCAAGTTTCTTAATTTCACTAGAAGGAAGGAGATGCTATCTCATTTCTTCAGCGAGGTTAGACCTTATGTTCTTGGTCTACTCCCGCCTCGATTCCATCTCCTCAGACCCTACCCAGGGAATGAGGATTCCGGAATTGATAGTGACTTTACCGAGTTTCTTTCCTGTCCCTATGCTAGGTACGATAAACGTATCCAAGCGTGGAGCTGGTTAGAACTTCGGCATCGTGCTGTTCTCGACCGAGAACCGTTCGATGATGAACGTGGCCGAGTTCCGGCTGAGGTGTACGGATTACTGCGCGGGGCCAGCTCTGTTGATTCCAAAAGAATCTTCAGAGACAAGCTCTTAGCAGTAAACTTTACCTTGCGCCGTAAGGTGCAAACGAATGTAGCACGAACGTGCTACAGTGGAGCCAC